CAGACCTAGATGATCGGAGAGCTGAAAAACGTTAGGCATATAACCATTGATCTGGCTCAACTCACGCTGGGCTTTCTTAAGTTTGTTGAGGTTCTCAGTAACGTGGATCGGTAGGCGGATGGCACGGCTTTTTTCCGCAATCGCCCGAGTAATGCCCTGTCGTATCCACCAATATGCATAAGTACTGAACTTATAACCACGGCCAGGATCGAACTTCTCCACACCACGGACGAGCCCGATGGTGCCTTCCTGGATAATGTCCAGAAGCTCCATATTGCGTTTGGTGTATTTCTTGGCAACTGAAACGACGAGACGAAGGTTTGCTGTAACCATCTTGTCCTTTGCCTTTTCACCATTACGGATATCCTTGCGAAGTTGTTTTTCAGTGATACCCAATGCTGCTGCTTTATCTTCTTCCTCTACAGCATTGATTTCCATCAACCGTTGAACTTGGCGACCTAACAGAATTTCCTCATCGTGCTCAAGCAGGGGGATTCTTCCGATATCCCTGAGGTATGCTCTCACGGAATCGCCAGTTATTCTTGGTTGTGACATATAATGCTCTTTGGGTATACTTAATTATAGTCTTTAAGTATAACTATTGTCAACCATATATGCGGGCGAAGCGTATACTTTCTTGAGGTTCTTCGCCTGTTTCTAATGATTCAACAGCCATAGCTTGTGCAGCGTGCTCGTTATATCCCTTCTCTTTGAAATTAGCGTAGTTACGCTCATATGCTTCGATTGAACTATCAATATCTTCGCCGTGCGTCAACATTTCAGCAGTCAGCTGATTCGCAGCCTGATCAGGCATACCGTCTGTTTTCAGATGCTTCCAGATAGTCTGAAAAACTTCAGGCTCCTCGTGTTGGCATCCGCAAGGTTTTTCGCCAGCTTTACGCACAGTACAGTATTAATTAACCTGTATTAATTCTATCAAGCTGCGAAACGATTAGATGTAAACGGAACTTGAGGATTAATGCCGTTAGCCATCAGCTTCTGCTCAGCAACGTGCTGTTGCACTTTATTGGCTACTTCAGGAATACCCATTTGGAAAGTAGCGTTACCACCGTCGTTGGCGTAGAGCATCTGAGAGACGCGCTCATTCTTGAATTCGTTTGCCTTGTACTCAGCATCAGACAGCTCAGCTTGTCCTTTTCGGACCTGACCAAGAGCATTTGCCTGTTGAAGAGGAACAGCACTAGACATATTCTGCTGCATATTCTGTTCCATCAACCGTGAGTTATTGAACGGCTGAGTATTCACACTAGGCTTAGACATACCGCCACTGTCTTGGAGGTTGGGTCCAATGGGAGCGGCAGTACGAGACATACCTTCTTGCCCACGACCAACTTCTGCTACACGCAAAGCTTCTTCTGCGTAGGGGTTAGAACCAAAGGGTTGAATTTGTTGCGGCATTGCTATAAATAGTCTCGTTATTACTATTGTAAGGGGCCAGCAAATGTGACCCCTCTATTAACTAGATCAGAGATCCTGAACCAGCATCTTGGCGGCCAGAGCACCTTGAGGAGCAGAGGAGAGGTACCTCCAAGCGTTCTCAGGGGAGCTATCCATCATTTCGCTAAAGCTGCCCCAGAAGTCCTGTGCTTGGGCTGCCTGACGACCGGGCGTAGGCATATCCATTTGAGGACGTTGGAACTGTTGAGGAACGCGACCTTGCTCTTGGGCTTCGATTTCAGCTTCGAACTGAGCACGAGCTTCAAACTGCTGACGTGCAGAGGTCTCTTCGGGAGTTTCGGTCGGATAAGGGCCTTCAGGACCGAAGAAGTCGTTGACGTAATCAGCAAGGACGTCGGGATCGGTGAGCATCACGTTCATTGCTGCACGCTCTTCACCAGCGGCGTCGAGCATATGGCTCATGGAGTTGCCACGCTGAACTTGCTCAATCAGAGCATCTTCAACAGCACAGGCGTACTGGTTGAGGAGAGCAGGAGCTTCAGCACCGAAGTGCTCAAGAACTTCAAGACTTGCGTCGCTGATTCCGCTTAGATACCCGTCCTGAGCCTGAGCTGCGCCGTGTTGAGCCGCTTGCTGAACCAGCTGGCTCACTTCCGATTCCGAGTAACCCTGGGTTGAAGGTTGGGGACTGTAAGTCGGGGCTGCCGAGGGAGCCATTGAAGCCCAGCTGGGTTGTGTTGCTGCCTGGGGCGTTGGCGTCTGCAGGTAGGCTGAGGGTGATGCCTGGGCCTGGGATGGGCTGCTTGTATTCAGGCTTGCGCTGAGAGCCTGGAACGCCTGTTGCCAGGGATTCCCCGCCGGAGCCGAAGCTTGCGGCGCCTGGGCCGGTGCCTGGTAAGCCGGAACCTGTGGGGAGACCTGGGCCGGAGACCCCTGGTAAGCTTGTTGTTGGCTCATCGCGGGTTGGGATACCGCGCTGGGCGCGTAGCTTGTCGGCGTCGCTGAGGACGTCTGGGGTGCTACTTGCGCTGTCTGGTTTGTACCTTCCACTGTAACTTAACTCCTTACGTAAGAATTCGAGTGATCTATATAAGAATCCTGTGAGATCAAGATTCGGGTCAGATGCCAATGGTTTGTCAGGCATCTGCGGATGTGGCAATTGATATAGGTTGCCAAGTAATCCGATAAAGCTGTTAATACTTTGCTGTGTCTGCTGGACCATACGGAAGGGATAGCCGCTTAACATTGCTGCTCTCTCTTCGTCTGTCTTATTGGGGAAGAGATACTTAAGTGCTTCAATAGAATCAACACCAAGTTCTTGAAGGTTACGGACGACAATACTGTTATTCAGAATATCGTCAGTGCTTTCTTCAAACACTTCACCCATCCAACGCCAGCTAACTTTTGTGCTGCCGTCGGGAATCAAGCCTGTGACTCCAGCAGGGATTTCTCCTGAGTCCAGTGTAGCACGGAGTTGTTCATCTCTTTGAATAACAAACTTCTGATATGCCTTGATAAACTTGTTATTTACCTTTTCATATTCCTGCGGATCTTGATAGTCTTCAGGCAGAGGAGGCAGAGGCTCTTCAAGACCGATTGCCGCAGCAAACGATCTAATAAACATATCTTCTTCTGTGAAAATCATCATTGCAAACAGACGGCACAGTCCGTATGAGAACAAAGCACGTGCCTTCTTCTCTGCTGTAGCGGCTACCCGTCCGTACAAGCTCTTGATTTCATATGCAGTTTGAGCAGTGCCGATGTCGATATCATCAACACCGCCCAGTGCTAGGCGGATTTCAGAACGGTATTGTTTGACGTACAGGTTCTGGTCACCAGACACACTGTCAGGCGTCATATATTGAACCCGGTCTGTCGGCTCAAGGTTTGCAATCACGCGGGGCACCTTGATTGATCCATCAATAGATGCTCCACCAAAAGGCTGACTTACACGAGTACTGCTGCGTCCAATAGCACTGAAACCAGCTTGTGAGCTGATCGTTGGTTTGAATGAGTTCTCATCACCGCTCTCAAGAATGTCGTGCTTCGGTCTGGACGAGACAAGCGTCGGGTTACCGAAGAACTTCATATTCTTGCGGATATTACGCACCAACTCATCGTGGTACATAATCTGATGACTTAACCAGTCGAATTCACCAGTACCGTTTGCTTCACCAGTGCAGTCCATATGGTTGAAGACTTCAACCGCTGGGATATAGCCAAGTGTGTTGACCAAGGTCTCAGTTGCCCCAGGCATTTTGAAGGGCATTGAACCGCCCTGGTTTTCGAACTCAATCTTTTCGTCTGAGATTGTCTGTTCAATTCTGTCCTTGTAGACCTTCAGTTGAATCCATTTCTTCTTGCCACCACGTCCATCGGCGCTGGGATAAGCATCGAGTACGTTCGTTTGCTGAACGTTGAACGAATAGATCAGGACAACTGACTCAAGCTCACCAGCCTGATCCCTGTAAGCACGGTAGCTGTCCTTAGGGAAGTACAGGATTTGATAGCTATCGCCATTTGGTCTGAAGTAGAACAGACCTTGACCATCACACAGGAAGTAATCAACAATGCTGTCAAGCTTCATATCGAGCATATTCTGCTCACAGAGCTTGGCTAAGAAGTCTTTACGTTTACCGTAGCTGTCTTGTTCGGCATAGAACTCAATACCACGACGCAGCATAAACGTACGCATCTGGGCAAGATGCGATGACACAATCATTGTGTCTACTGCTAAATCTCCGCGTCGCTCTTTTGCTGCCGCCAGTATTTGATGAAATTGACCTTTGACAGCGGTATTGTCCATTGTAAATCTACTTTATTACTCCTAGTTTAATCAATCCAAATCACATATCGTCGATATCGTCTCTGTACTTATCTGCGATATCACCTGCGTTACTTTCTACAGGCTTGATTGGATCACCCAACTTGAACTCCGGATAACTAGTCACAGCAGCACGATCGCCGTATGTCTTGACTTCTTGCAGCTTTGCAAGGTCAAAGAAGTACTGATGGTTCTTGTCTAGGCGTGACTGGAGAGCACGGATGTTTACATCACCGCCACGGTAGCCTGCATATTTCTCAGCTGTTGTGATGCCTACATTTGAATATTTCTTTTGAGCATCACGGTTCATCGTTTGCTGTTGATCAACAAACTTTGCTTGAGCAGCAGGGCTGTTATCTACATCGTAGAAACCACTCAGTGTGCCCATTGTGATCGCTTTATCAGCAGCGGTGTAATAGCCACCATTGCCTTTACCGCCGCCACCACTTTCGTTAATGACGAGCGAACGGTTATCACCGCCATACTGACGAATGGAATTATCTTGTTCGTTAAAGACTTTGTTGTTATCGCCAGTGATATTCGTGTTGATATCGTTGTCCTGGTTGACGTTCTGCTCTTGCTGGTTCTTGATTTCAGTGTATGCCTGAGCTTTGCCTTTAGCATCTTTCCAAGGGCTAGTTGGATTGTACTGGGGACCATCAGTCCGTTCGTACATCTTGTCGTAGCGCTCTTGGTCGTACGCTGGGTTCTCAGTCGTCTTCTCAGTATTTGTCTTAGTAGCAGCAGGCTTCTTCTTTTCATTGAAGATTGACTGATTTGTCTTCTGCTGTGTCTGGGTCTTCTGAGCTGTCGATTCAGCCTTTGGCTTACTGGCTACAGCCTGTGCTTTGGACTTAGCACCGGCAATAGCATCGTATCGCGCTTGATCATTCTCGTCCCAATTTTTACCTTGTTGTACCTGCTTAACGATGTCTTGGTCTAGGTCATCTACGTTGTAACCCTGACTTACGGTATATCCTCTAGTGTTAGCCATTGCTTCAGCGATCCAGTAAGTTGAGTACGTATTGGTCTTTCAAGCCACGTGCATAACGTGATGCGTAATCGCTTGAACCCATCGACTGACGAATGCTGTTGTCTTGAGTATTCGTCACTTCGTTATTGTCACCAGTAATCGAAGTGGTGATGTCGTTATCTTGATTAATATTTTGCTGCATACCACCAAATGGTGATTGACCCATTGCTTCGATCAATTGCTCATTCGGAATTGTCGGACGGGTAATAGGTCCAGGTCCGGGGCTAGGTCCAGGTCCAGGCGTAGGGATCACTCCAGGAGTATCTGAAGAGCCACCATCACTACTGCCACTATCGTCATTACCTAAAGACTTACCAGTCAAGCGAGCGTAGTCTTCATCACCGAAAGATGCACCTTTCAGTGCCATCGAGATTTCCTTATCGCTATATCCAGATACGTCGTATGTATCGCCTACTAACGCAGCACGCTTCGACGCTTCCTCAGGATCATTAGATAGTCTCGTTCGAATATCTAAATTCCTATCCTTTAAGGCATCGCCTGCCATCCTGGTTTCAGACATCTGCTATCTATAAATCAAAGCTATCACTATTGTAGTCAATTTGTAAATTACCCCTTCTTAATAGTCCTCCCATTGTTAATACCATCGAATCGACAGTGTCGTCGTGCTGTGAGTGTCCAAAATTCAAAAGCTCTTCTTCAAGCTGATCCCACTTGCGCCACTTGTTCCAAACAACTCGTCCGTGTTCATAGAGACCGAGCACGCCACGTAACCTCGCCAGTTTGTCCCCTTTGAATCCCTTCACTGGTGATACCGTCAGATTGTACAAAGCACGGTTTTCGTGAATGATTCGCTTGAAGTCACCTTCAAACGAGTTCTGATATGCCACAGCTTCAGGCCAGATAATGCAGGGTGACATTGTCGGAAAGAACTGCCCTTCGTCGTTTTCTACAAGGATGTTCCAGTCCGCCAACATCTCACACATCACATCCATCTTCTCTAAGTTTCCAAGTGTGCGTGAGCGTCTTTGGTCAATTAGGTAGATCTTGCCTTTTTTAATCCCTGCAAGCGTGAACACAGTCCAGTCGTTCTTCTCTTTTAATCCAGCACTGAGGTCAATGCCTACACCAAGGCAGTCATAGTCTTCTGGTACTTCACCTTTGATGATCAGTTCTGGTGAGATGCCGACCTCTGCGGACTTAACAGCTGTATTCAGGTACTGGTATGCAAACGCAACGCGGTCTTCTGACTTGCGTTCGTTCAAATACTTCATCGACCAGAACTCAGGCCAATAACTCCGTTGCCTACCTTCTGCGTCTGTTATGACTGCTTGTTGAATAATCTGTTTCCAATTGTTTTTTGGAACAAATAGAGTGGCGTGTATATCGTCAAAATGGAACCGGGTACCCAGACAGATAGCCCTTGCACCTTGGAACATCGTAGGCGCGATAACATTAGACCACGTTTGCTCCATCTCACGGCGAATATCAGGGTTGTTGATCGAAGCAGCGGACTTGATAGGGTCATCAATGAGCACGAGCTGAGACCTTTTAGAGGTAATTGCGCCTTTGAGACCACCACACGCAATGGTGAAAGCTTCTTCGCCTGCTGTATCAATTCCTGCAAAGTCATAGTCAATACTCCAATACTCGTCGCTTCGTTTTATTTTTGATAGTCGTACCATCGGAAATACTTCCCGGTACTTACTGCTTGTCAAAATGCCTTTAATCGTTGCTGACTTTGCACGACTAATGTCCACCATATAAGCGATGTACAGAATCCTCAGCATTTTTCCAGCAGCAGTGTGTCTGCCGATCATCCAGGCTGCAAACAAACCAAGGACAGTACTTTTCGCAGATCCTCGCGGTGCCAGGATTGCAGTGTTTGGTCCTCCGATTCCTAGTAGACATTCACTATCTTCTCCAGTACACAATTCGGTGTGCCACTCCAACATATGCTTTGCTGGAGCTTTTCCCATAAAGACACAGAAGTCTTTAAAGTCATCTCTTGCCCTTAATACTTCCTCGCTTGGTGGCTTGACAGTTACCTTAGTCGCTGTCATTAATGCTGATCGTCTGTACGCTAATGCCGCGCTAGGTATTGCCATAAAGCTAACTCTTTAGCTTAAGTTTAACGTGCCCCAAATTCTTTAGCAGCTTTTTCTGCTTGACGATTTTTTACTCTAGCTATTGCACGACTTCTTGCTTGCTGTGCTTTTGATATATCAAATGCTGCGCCAATATCTCTGGCATATTGCTCAGCTTCTATCTGACGGACGTTGGTCATAGAACCTACATTCGCCATAGGAGGTAATGCTTTAGCCAGTGTGCCTTGTAGACGCAGACCTTTAGTCTTCGCATCTACTAACTCTGGCATTTCAGGTAAGCCAGGCAGTTCAGGCGCATTAGGACTGCTGTATACCTCAGGGGGTATCTCCATAGGAGCAGTTACAGGAGCGCCGTAGAACATTAGTTAGAAACCTCGCTGTAGACCTTCGCCCACACAGCATTCATAGCATTCTCAATAGGCTCAGCAAACTGAGGGTCATCTTTAAAGATTGCCGTAAGCTCACGCATTACTCGGTCAGCACCAGCAAGGATAAGCCCACGCTTATCTGTTGTCTTGTTAAATCGCTCAGATGTCTCAATATGACTGCGGAGTTCCTTTTCTAATGCAGCCAAACGAGCAGCTCCATCACTGCCTTTAATCTCTCCACTTGTCACTGCCATACGCAGTTCTTGGATATCACTGTGCAATGCACTGATCTCACTATTGAGAATTCCTCGTCTATCCAGCTTCTTGAACTTCATCTTGACCCAACGCCCTAAGTCGTTGAATGTTCCTTCGTATCCGCAGATTCCTGCATATACCCAAATTTCAATAATGCTCGGAGTGACCTCAGCAAATTCTTTGAAGTTCTCAGACTCAGAGGCAGGCAAGCTGTCGAGCCATTGGTCCACCGCAGTGAGGTAGACCTTTCCCGTAGATGTAGTCGTTGTCATTAGAAGGACCTAGCGAGAGAACGGGAACGTGCCTGCTGACGATTGGATTTCTTAGCTGTGAGCTCATCTTGCTTATCCAACGTCTTCCGGTTGTCGTCACCCTGTGCTCCAATCTTACGAACATCTTGATCACCTTGTGCGCCGATGTTCTGACGATCTTGGTCACCCTGAGCGCCAATCTTTTTGACGTCCACATTACCTTGAGTGGTGATGTTCTGACGATCTTGGTCACCTTGTGCTCCGATGTTGGCACGCTCGCGTTCACCTTGAGTCCTTTGCTGAGTAGCGATGTTCGCACGGTCTGCATCACCCTGAGCGCGGATGTTGCCTACCTCACGATCAGCTTGCTCACGCTGCTGAACTCGGATGTTCTGTCGGTCTTGATAGCCCTGAGCTCCAATGTTGGCTTGTTCCCGAGCACCCTGTGCAGCTTGCTGGGTCGTGATGTTTAACCTGTCTTGCTGACCTTGCGTGTTGATTTTACTGATGTCAACCTTGCCTTGGGTCTGGATGTTTTGTCTGTCCTCAGCACCCTGACTGCGAATCTTGGAAGTATCTACATCGCCCTGTGTACGAATGTTCTGTTGATCAACTTGACCCTGGGTTTTGATATTGCCCTGCTCGCGTCTACCTTGTTGCGTTTGCTGCGTTGTGATGTTTTGCCTGTCCTGTGTTCCCTGAGCGTTGATCTTGCTCACATCGACTTGACCTTGTGTCTTGATGTTTTGCCGATCTTGCTGTCCCTGAGCACCAATGCTCAGTCGGTCCTGGGTGCCTTGATTGATCTGTGACAGACGGTCTTGCTGACCTGATGCTTGAAGATTTAAGCGATCTTGAGTACCAGTCGCGTTCAGCATACCGACGTCACGGTCATACTGTGCATTTGCAAATTGATTCTGATAGTCAAACTGTGCGCCCATTGACTGCATACCGTAGTCAAATTCTTGAGCACGAGCTTCAGCCTCATTACGCATCTGGAGGTCAGCTTCTTGCGTAGCGAGCTGGGAGGAGATGCCAGCTTGCGTCAGAGCCATCTCTTTGGCAGCGTCGGCATCGAAAGCCTTTTCTGTCAAGTTACCTGCCATCGCCATCTTTTGATATTTAATATCAGCCTCTCCCTCACCTGGCTCATACGCAGCGTACGAATCCATAATCTGCTGATATCGGTTATATCCAGGGTCAGTAGCCATCTCGTCTGTCAGCTAGTCAATATGACTATTCTATCTAACTACAATGGTGGTATAGATAGTATGCGATGAGATGCGATTTAACTCTGTCAAGCGTGGTAACTTCTCTGGATTAGC